GCTATGCTGACCCTGCGGTCGCTGAGATCGAGACGCTGAAGTTCTTCGCCTCACTACCCGGTCTCGGGCTGGTCAAGGGCGGCTTCGTGAACCAACTGGTGTTCGGCCAGACTGGGTGCATGGACACTCACAACGCGATCATCTTCGAGTTACCTCCGCGAGCCTTCAGGGCAGACCTGTACAAGCAAGCCAGCATGAAGCGCAAAGCTGTCATGGCGGCAGACTACGCAGCCCTCTGCGAAGATCAAGGCGGTCCCGAGTTCCTGTGGGACAACTGGTGCGGATATGTCGGGGGACGGAACGGATACAGTGCTGACGCCATCAGCGCAATGCACACAAAGGCCATAGGGCTATAAGGAGAAGACATGAGAAACGAATACTTCAAACTGACCAACGCAAAGTGGTACCTCGATAACACGACAGATGTGACTACCAAGAAACAGATGATCGAGTTGATCGTACTGGACTGGGAGCCCCATGCGTCGAACGAGCAGCGTTTCCGCCGCCGCGTCAGTGATCTGCTCGACGTGGCCATCGACGAGGCCATCGCCAGTTCAGACGATCTGACAGAGGACGAACCCACAGAGGTCATGCCGATTATTGGTGGTGTGCTTGAAGCTGCTGAGGACGTGCGGCAGTGGGCCACTGGCAACACCTTCGTGTTCACATCGGCACAGGCGAACACCATCCTGAACGAGAAGTTCTGGACCACACTGATGGCTCTGGTCGAGGACCGTCAAGCGAGCCTGCACATCAGCCGGTTCACCTACAACAAGGCCAACCACGGCAAGAAGTCGGTCAAACCGGGCAGCTATAAGGGCACCGAGGACGACGACATCTGGTTCGACCCTCGGATCGCACCGTACACCTCTGACGAGCAGATACAGGTCTCACACGATCTGATCTGGTGCGGCGAACTTAACATCATCCCGACCCGCGTTGACCCGATCAACGGCTTCGAGAACTATGGCCGGGGCGCATCGGTCATCATACCGCACACCAAGATGGCGATGAAGTCGGTGCCAACCATGAAGGACGAGCCTGCACGGTTTGGCTACAGTACCGGCACAGTTACCGCTCGGAACTACATCGAGAAGGCCGCAGGCCAGAAGTCCAGTCTGCACCACGTCTACGGTGCACTTCTGGTCGAGGTCGATGAGAACGGGCAGTGGTGGGCTCGTCAACTGAACGCCGACAACGATGGCACGATCTACGACCTGACCGACAAGTACATGCTGAATGGTCTGGGAGAAGCTGTGATCGAACGTAAGAAGCGGCCACTGGTCGTCACCCACGGAGACTTGCACGGCAACAAGGTCGATGAAGGTATCGTCCGCACAATGTCGGACATCCTCGACGTGTTGTCCCCGTTCCATCAGGTGTTCCACGACACCATCGACTTCCAACCTCGCAACCACCACAACATCAACGACCCGCACTTCATGCACCAGATGCAGGTCGAGGGTAAAGAGAGCGTAGAAGGCGAGTTCCTGTACATCGCGGACATCATGGCGAAATGGTTTGCCCGACCCGGTACGGACCATCACATCGTGACCTCGAACCACGACCAAGCCATCGAAGGCTGGCTACGGAACATCAAGGGCTTCTTCGATCCGATCAACCTGCGGACGTGGTTGCAGATGAACGACTACTGCGCTCTTTCTCGGCAGAATGGACGCAAGCCTCGACCGTTCTGGTATATGCTGCGCCGGTGCCTACCGGAAAGATATCGCTGGCACATCGTAGACGAGGACGACAGCCTTGTGATCGGCGGGATCGAGCATGGTCTGCACGGACACCTTGGACCCAATGGCGCACGGGGCAACCCGAAGAACCTGCGCACGGTGGGAAAGGCGAACACAGGGCACACGCACAGCGCAGGGATCATCGAAGGTATCTACACCGCTGGTGTGTTCGGCAACCTCGACATGGGCTACAACAAGGGCCTGTCTGCTTGGAGCCACAGCTTCATCGTGACCTATCAGAACGGGAAGCGAACCATCGTGACCATCAAGGAAGGAAAGGGCTGGAGATGATCTCTCAAGTATGGCTGTACACCAAGGACGGGTGGGAGCAGTATCGCGGCACAACGAGTGTCCGCAAGCTGTTCCGGCGCGCCTTGGAAGCCCAACGACAGGGCAGAAAGGCGTTCTTCGACAACGATTACCCGTATCGGAGCATATACGGTGCGCGGTTCCCAGACGATACCCACAAACACACTTCGATCGAGTCTATCAACGGCGTTGCTATCGAGGACATTCCGAAGGAGATACACTTGAACAGCGGACATCAACCGTTCTGGGACTTCATGCGTGACGGCTTGACGTACCAGCAGCGTGATACCCGTGCTTCGGCACTCCGGGCACAGGAGCAGGCACGCAAGGCACTGGAAGCGGGAATCGGCTGGGACGTTTATCTCGCTGGCTCGCTTCGCAACCCTGCAATCCCCGGCATCTCCAAGGCCATCGCTCGGGGCATCGACAGCCAGAAGGTGTTCTGCGACTGGTACGCCGCTGGTCCGGAGGCCGACGACCATTGGAAGGCGTTCTACGAGAGTATGCACTACACCTATGTGGAGGCCCTGAAGGAACCCGCGAGTGTGAACACGTTCGATTTCGACAAGCGGAACATGGAATCGAGCCGCGTCATGGTTCTGGCTCTGCCTGCTGGCAAATCGGGCCACCTTGAACTCGGGTGGTTCCTCGGCAAGGGCAAACCCGGCTACATCCTGCTCGACAGTGACGAGGATCGCTGGGACGTGATGTACCAGTTCGCAACAGGCGTCACCGCCGACCCTGACGAACTCAACGAATGGATCAGAAAGGACTTGGCATGAGCGAGTACGTTTATAGTTCCTGAGGGGGCTATCAAGAAGGACAACAAAGCAGATCAAAATCAACTCAAAAGAGTTGCTGAGAAAGTGGGAGAATAGGCATGGCCATCAATAGTGACTTGCTTGGGCCGAAAAAAGGTGAAGAGGAAGACTTTGCAACTGAAGCTTTGGTTTTCTCGACGCAGGTGGCGCTTCAGAAATATATGAACCGAAAAGGTGTCGGCAACAAAGAGCTTTCGGAAATGTTGGGCATGAGCCCTGCGCGCGTGTCGCAGATCTTTTCTAGCGATGGCCCTAACCTTACTCTGGAGACGATCGCGCGCATCGCTCATGCGCTCGGTGAAGACTTTGAACTCATTCGGTGGATTGGAGAGAAATATGACTAAACAGACCAAAGAACAGGCCGAGAAGCTGGCCGAGATGTACGAACGGGAGGTACAGAGCCTCATCAACCAATATGGCACAGGAGTGCGCCCATCGTGGGTCAGCACAGACCTCGCCAGAGCGGACGGTCAGGCTATGAAGTACCGGAAGCTGGCCGACAGTATCAAGGAGGACTGACATGCTGATAGGACTGAGCGGAAAAGCCGGGAGCGGCAAGACGACCGTGACCAAATACCTGACCAGAAAGGGCTTCGGAACTAGGAAGTTCGCTGATCCGTTGAAATCAATGTTGGCCGACCTTCTGATCTCGCAGGGCGTGGAACCAGAGGATACCCCCCTGTTTCTAGAAGGTGAACTCAAGGAGGTTCCCACGGAACTGCTCGGCGGGAAATCTCCCCGGCACGCAATGCAAACCCTCGGCACAGACTGGGGCCGGGGTCAACTTAACGAGGACTTCTGGGTAGAGGCTGCGCTTCGCAATCCCGCGCAGCGCGACCTGATCTTCGATGATGTACGGTTCCCGAACGAGGCACTGGCGATCCGCAACCGAGGCGGTATCGTTGTGAACGTGCTGCGTGAGGACGCACCGCAATTAGTGCGGCACATAAGCGAAGATGCGCTAACGGACTTCGCATTCGACTTTGTTATCTACAATAACGCAGACATGGACACCCTGTTCCGCCGAGTTAACGAGTTCCTCTGGGCCGCAATCTACGAGAACGGTATCGAGGTATCCTGAAGGAGAGACGCATGGGAAGATACATGATACTGGACGAGGAAACCCAGACGCACAGCAAGTTCAAGCGCAAAGGCAACCCGTTCCTACCCGAAAACTACATCGTTGCACGAGGCTGG